ATATCAAAATTAGCACTATTTAGATAGTTATCTAGTTTTTCTAATGCATTGGCTTTCAATATTTTATTCCTATGATCAAACACACACCAAGAAAAAGCATTGATTAATGAAGAAAATGTTTTCTCCGTGTAGTTATATTTTTGTCTGACATGAAAAAGACCATTTTGTTTAAAAACTTCATACCTACAAAATAGCTCGTAACCATTATCGGTTTTAAACATACAGAAGTTTTTTACTTCTTCGGATAACGATGTGTTGAAAAACTTTTCAATTTTATTTAGGTTTTTATTCATACTCAAAATGTATATTTTTATTATTTAATGTTGTCTCTAAAATAGGACTCAAACTATTTATTTCTTCTCCGGTCAATAACATAGGAACGTTATGACAATCAGTATACAGTAATTTCAATTTTTCTTCTTCAAGATCAAAGACTTTAGCATGTTGTACTTCAAAAACAAATTTCCAACCTTTTAAGTTTTGGCTTTTGTATCGTGTACCAAAAAATGTGTTGTCAGTAAAATGTATCATTTTGGGAAATACAACTATTTCTGGTTGTGATCTAAGTGAAATCAATTGTTGAATCGTGTCAAAATTGCATTTACTATTTCTTTTTTTAATCCACTCTTGTGTGTTGTTTGGATCTGGTTTGGCTCTTATGTTCATTTCCGAAAAAGTAACATCAAATAGCGTATAACATAATATCCTAAAACTCATTAAAATATTTAATGGTAAAAAAACCTGAGAAATATTTCTCAGGTTTTTACTAGAGATTGGTTTTATTAACCAGTGAATGTTGCTGTAGCAGTAATACTTACAGCTTCGCCAGCAGCAGCAGTAATAGCAGCATCTAGTGTACCAGCGCCTGTTGCGGTAACATCGCCCCATGCATTGATTGGGTAGAATGCAACTGCCAATGTGTCGTTGGTATCAGTTGTGAATTCATACATGTAGATAACAGCAAGTTGCTGAATAGCATTTATAGTTGCTAGAATTTGAGCGCCAGTTGTACTGGAACCAGTGAAAGTAACTGTTGCAAAGTCAAGTTTTGGACCTTGAGGTTGTACTGTTGCGGCTGAAGTGATCGCATTAACTGCACCGACGGTATAGTCTGGTGCATCATAGTTCATTACTGGTTGAAAGTCACCATGTGTTCTTGTAAATTGTGCCATTTTATTTTTCCTTTATGTTGTGAGCAATTGCTCTACACATATTTATTCCAAATACTAAAAAATTCGGTTTGAGGATATAATTATGGCTTGTTCATTTGTTGTTTGAACATAGCGAATTCTCTAGGATACTTTTGAGCAAAAGCTTGCATTAAGTTAACAAGTTGAGTGGAAAAATCTTCTGCTGAATAATTTTTACCTTGCGGTGCAGTAGCTGCACTGTTATAACTTGGTGCTGTAGCTTTACCTTGAAAACTTAATGCATATACTGCATTTGCTAACTTATTCATTGCATCTCTTGCTTTGTCTTGCTTATATGATTTTTGAACATCATTTATCAATGCTATTAAGCGTTTTCCTGTTTCTGGATTTGCGTTAAAATCTAAACCTGAATATTTGTCAACCCATGAATAAAGATATTGACTTATACTCATAGTCCCATCTTCATTTTGTTCATTAAGAATACTTTCAAAAATATTGTTTAAAATATCATATTTGGATTCATGTATTCCTCTTGCAGCAGCTTGTCTAAGTAAACCTTTGTTCTGCTGAAATCCAGGTTTTAGTTTTTCGGCTTTAACTCTCGCAACTAATTCGTTATCTGCGGCTGACGTTGCTTTATTTGTTGCTGCTGTTTGTTGCATTTGAGCCATAGCATCTTTTTGTGCTTGTGCTCCTGCAGCACGTTCTTGATCCCTACGTTGTTTATATGCATCCAAATCAAGTGCCTGTCCTTGTTGTGGTGCAGCAGTTTGTGCTTGAGGTTGTGTTGGTGTCTGTGGTCTTGCTTGTTGTCCTAAAAATATAGTTGAATCTGGATCTACCATTCCACCTGTAATAGCACTATCTAAATCAGTGTATACCTTTTGAAAGAATTTTTTAACGAATTCATTTCTTGCAATAGTAGCAGTATCACCTTGAAATCTATCTAACATATTACCCCAAAAACCTTCTTCTAAGTTTTTATTTTTAAAGTCATTAAACTTCATGGTTTTTCCTTATAGATTTTGAAAACTTAGATTGATCTTTTACTCGTATTGCATTTAAAAGTTTTCTTTCAAGCAATTCAGCAGTTTCTTTGTCATAATGCTTGTTGATCATTTCAAGTAGATTAATGGCACTTGTTATTATGTTGTGGGCTCGGTTTTCCACAACATGATTAATGTCCCGATTCTTGCCTATCGATTCTAATTCTTCTAACAAGCTTCTAGTTTTCTTTTGCATGATACCAGTATTTATCTGAATTAAGTATATTTCTTAGTCTTTAGATCATTCAACAAGGCCTTCAATTTGTTTCCTTGTGTATTTGCAACAACTTTCTTACCTTCATTTTCTGTATTTAGAATTTCTCCAGTTTCACTATCAATTTTTACTTTGTTTTGTTGCAACGTACCTATAATGTTGTTAGGACTAGGATTAGGTTTGTTGTAACCTACATTACTATCTTCACCCTTGTCTGGGTCTGTGATTCTTAATGTCTCGACATTGAAATCTAATTCAATTTTTTGACCTACCCCAGAACTTGATCGTGTTTTCATTAACTGTAATTGATATTGACCGCGCTCACGCATACTTCTACTTGTAAAAATACCAAAAACATTATCAGCAGTATTGATCTTTGAAATACCACCACTGATATGACTGTGATCAAATTCAATCTCTTCAACCGCAGTACGATTCAACTGACTAGCCGTTACAAACAATACATTCAACTCTTTTGCAAGATTTCTAAGTTCTTCACTTACATACTTGTCTTTTACAAACAAATCACTAGGGCTTACCTTAGCACCAACTGGCATTAATAAGTCCAAATAATCAACACATAAAAAATCAATTTTTACACCAGTTTGAACCTGTAGTTCCTTGCAATAAGCACGTATATCATTTACATTACTCTGTGCTGGCATGTACTTAACACGTAACTGACCTGATCGCTTTGCCATCATTTTGATTTTAAGTTCAACATCATCTATATTTTTAAAAATATCTTTGGTTGAAACATCAGTCATCATACTATCAAGTCGCATACTACATAGGCCCTCACTTAGTTCAAGTGTAAGATATACACCATTAAGTCCTGCTTGAGCCCAATTAACTGCTAAGTTTTGCATGAATAGACTTTTACCTGAACCAGATGACCCTGCAAAAATCTGCAATTCACCTCTGTTAAATCCACCATACAGTTTCTTGTCCATACTTGGCCAACCAGTCGATACTTGACCATTGTTAGACTTTAATGCCATAAGTCTAGATTTAGGGTCATAGAAGTAATCTGTACCCATATCTTTTTGCAAACTAATTTGAACTGCATCTTTGATTAGTTTCTCAACTGGCCCATATTCATTCTTTTCTAACAACTCCGCGCTCTTCAATATTGCACGTTCTAATTCTTGACGCTTGGTGAAGGCTTCAAACTCCTTCAAAAACCAATTGGTATGATCATCATTTAATTCAGGAATAATTTCTACTTCAGTTTCGGTTACTGCCTTTAACTGAATAGGGTCTGGTAATATATTGTAGTTCTTAGAATAGTCAACTATAAATTCACATACTGGTCTCAACTTCTTGTCAAAGTTTTGTGGATTCATGATATTAGTAACTCTGGTATATAACTCAGCATTAGTTATCATCATCCTCAAAAACAAAAGTTGAACTTCATAACTATAGTCATTCGTCATTTCGTAAATTTTCTCCTATACATTTCTAATTTAATAAGACTTGTGGTTGTATTTTGTAATATGCTTTGAATGGTGTTGAATTTACCATACTTTACTACTGCATCATTTACATCTTTTATGTTTTTATCCCATTCAGGTAAACTAATCTTGTACCCCAAATCTAATGCTCGTTCGCAAACTTGAAGCCCTGCTTTATCTCTGTCTGGAACATAGATTATTTGACGCTGTAAAGTGCTTAACAATCTTGCTTGTAAATCATTAATATCACTGTGCATTATTGCACATCCATCTATAGATAGTGCATCAAAAATTCCCTCAGTAACAATACAATATTGCCAATTGGGTTTCTGAAAATCTATGCCAAATACATAACCTTCTGGTTGTTCATTAATGTATTTTGGAATTTTGTTATCAATATACCTACTTGTTTGTCCTACAATTTTGTTCTTGTAAAGATAAGGTATGATGATTCTGTTGCGATTTCTACCCACAACATCAGGGGTA